CTCCTGCGGCATTACCAACGACAATAGTTCGGTTTCCAACAGAACCTGAATATGTACTTTCAAAATTTGACGTGCCAGTAAAACTGAAGTTTGTTGCGGTGTCAAAATTAACCACCGCACCATTGTTTCCAGTAACAACAATCTTGCCCGTTCCAAATGCAAGTACCCGCACGTTGGAATTGGTGGAGCTAAAAAACCCTGTGGTCAATGTAAAGTTGTTCAGGTTCAGCGTGCCATTGTTCAGTGTTACCGTCTGCGTAGCCGCAGTTGTTACCGCGCCGTTTAGTAGTACCGTACCGCCAACGGATGTTATGGTTATTGGCGTAGTAAGAGAAACGCCGTTTGTGGTAATGGTTTGGGTGAGCCCTTGGCCTTGAAAAACTAAAGCTGACGTTCCGGTTACTGTAGTAACTGAGGGGATAGTAAAGTCGCCATATAAAATTGGGGAATTAGTGCAGTTAAAAGTCCAAGCGTTGGTACGGGTGCAGTTTAGTGTTCCCATCCACCAAGGGGTATCCATCGTAATGGTGTTGCTTGCGGTCAAGCCCGTGTTGTCAATAATTACCGTATCTTGGGCCAACGGGAAATTTGCGGTAGCCACTGCGCCACCAGAGGACGTAGCCCACGCATTGGCGCTCCAGTTGCCTCCAGCCACAAGGTTCCAGAACACCGTTTTGCCAGCAACAAACGTGATGCTGGTGTTGCCCAAGCCGTTGCCCAAGCGTGTGCCAGACCACGGGGCCGAAGCACCAGCAGCGGTGATGTCGCGGAAATCTACGTCTGCCAGAGTGGCGATTGTGGATACGGTCAATGTGCGCGGTGTTCCGGCAGTATCACTTTGAACTTGTATTCGTGCGTTATACGCATTGGCTGCACCCAGAGTCAAAGTCCCATTAACAACTTGGTTGTTGCCAAAAAGCAATATCCTACGCGAACTTGATGGTGATGTTTGGTTTAAGTTATTGAATGTGTTATTGCCGGTAATTACGGTTGCACTTCCAGACGTACTTGTGAAGCTAACGTTGTAGTACGTCAAGCCACCGCCAGCAAACGTAGTGGTTGCTCCGCTGGAACAAACTATTGTAGATGTACCGGCGTTGAAGGTTAGCCCTGCGGAAGTAGCAGTCCACGGCGCGGCATTGGAAAACGTAAGGGTAGACGACCCAAGAGTAATTGACCTAGTTACTCCAGAATTACTTATGATAAGCGCATTTGTTACTGAGTAATTTCCAGTGTTAAACGCACCGTTATTTACAGTTATAACTCCGGATTGCGTCCACGCACTTCCTAAAGTCCACCCCCCACCAACGCCTGAAAAAGTTACGTTTAGAAACCCTAAAGCTACACCGTTAGTAGTTATTGTTTTGCCTGTGGTTGTGGCTAAAAAATTAAGGATTGGCGTGCCGGTAATACTAAACACAACCCCAGTAGCCGCATTCGTCCAGCTTCCGTAGCAGTTAATCACCGCCGTAGCGCCCATCGTGATCGTCACGTTACCCGCAGCAGGGCCAGCAATCGTGATGTCTTGCGCTACGGCATTAGTTCCCACCGTGACGGCATAGGCCGTGGCGTTTGAAAGGGTGTCAAAGATGACGTTATCGACAGATGTGGGTGCAGACGCTCCACCAGACCCGCCAGATGTTGTACTCCAGTTGGTTGTGGTTGTAGCGTCCCAAGTGCCTGCACCACCGCGCCAGTAACGAGTCGCCATGACTACTCCTCAACCACAGGCTCGTCAACTACAGGCGGTGGGTTGTCAACAAAGTCCCTCCACTTGTCGTACCGTGCCTGTTTCATTGCCTCAATCTGGGCGTCGGTCAGGCCGTGGTCGTCGGCCAGGTGCAATGCATCTGAAAAGCCGTTGATGATGAAGTTAATTTTGATCATGCTAGGAACCTTAACTTGTACAAGGTGCGGAGATAAATTTCAATGATGTTGTCAATCAACTGCTGCAAGGATGAGTCAGACTCTTCGCAGATTTCGTACCTGCCAGCTTCAATTTGCTTCAAAGAATCTTCCAAGAACTCAATGACGTTGCTTGTTTTCTTTGCCGATTGTAGGGTGATTGGCCCCAATAAGCCATGCCGTCCTTGGTAGGCTTCAGCAAAGTCATCAGCCGCGCCAATAATGCGGTCGTAGAAGATGTTTAGAGCTACGTGTTTGGAATAGCTGCGGGTGTTCAGATGCACCGAATGGGTGACATCCCGAGCCAAGAACAGCAGTCCTACAAAATCACATGCTTTCATTGTGGCATTCCTTGCATTTCATCACGGCTGGGCATCTGGCCAATCAAATCGCCTGTGTCAAGCGCCGCGGCAATTGTGCCCATCACAATGTCCTGAATCTGCTCTGGCGACATACCGGCTTGCACAGCAGAGATACGCTGCGTTTCAGCAGCATAGGCCTTGATTTCTGCCTCGTAGTCCTTGCGCTTCATGTCCTGCGCTTCCATAGACTTGGACACATCTTGAAGCATATTGAACATCTGCTCCATCTCAGCGCCCATCGCCTGCATTTGCTGCTGGGCCGCGGCCAGTGCGGGGTTGTCTTCGCCGTCGCCCATGAGTTTGGGGTCAATGGTCTTGGCAAAGCGTTTGGACATCTCTTGGGCGCCAGGCCAATCCATGTTCTTCACAAACAGGTCACCAGCCACTGTCCAAAGCTCCGGGTTGCCCTGCAACAGTTGGGCCATTGCTTCCAGAGCCTCTTGGCGCTTGGTCGCGTAGCCTGGGCCGGTGGTAGCCACCACGTCGTACTTGCCAACGCCAGGGTTGTAAATCTTCTCAATGACGATGCCTTGTTCGTCCACGATCTTGTTGACCGGCTGCGGCTGGTCAGGGTTGATCTTGACCATCTTCGTCTCGCCGTCCTCGCCAATGATGCGAGCAATGCGCTGCGTGTCATAAATCTTGGGGATCATGTCCACCAACTGGCGTGCAATGTGCCGTACACCACGGGCCAAGTTGTCGCCGTAGTGGTAAGTCCCAACATCGCCTTCACGCTGACGCGCAAGAATTGCTTTTCCTGAGCGTTCGTTGGAACCCATGCCCAAAGATGCGTTGTATTGGCCTGTGGTTGATTTGATGTCTTCAGCCGCCCCAGCCTTGGCCTGTAATAGGCCGCTGGAGGCCATTGGAGGCTGGGCACGCTGGGGTAGTGGCAGAGTTGCGCCTTGGCCGTCTGTAACGTCAGGATTGACCTCCAAATACGGCCAGTTTTGGGTGTTGGCGGTCTTCCACTTGTCTTCGTAACCTTCAAATTGCCCACCGTAGCCGATAAACGGAGCCTTGGGGGCCAAGGCCAGCATCTCTGCCTCTTGGGAAACCCAATAGTTGTACATCCGTTGGGCGTCCTTGGCGTTTCGCACCAGCCCACTGACGTACAGACGGCCATCTACCTCAAATTCGTTGCCGACAATGCGGATAACGGGTATCCACTTGCCCACCCACTCGTTCTTTTTAAGGATTTCGTAGCCATTGATCTTGCAATACTTGACCCGTGGGCGGTCAGACTCACGGGACTTGATTGGCTTGCCGTAAAACGCCTTTAATTGCTTGTCTTCCGGCGTTCCAGCAAAGGCCGTGGCGTTGCCAGGGTACAAATTCAGCGTGGCGCGGTCATAGTCAATGTAATAGTAGTCAGCAACCCGAATTGTGTCTTCATTCAGCCAGTTGGAGATTGACTGGTCGCCCACACCAAGGGATTGCAGGGTGCTAATAGGCGCTGCGTCAGGGTACAGGCGGGCATATTCTTCTCGCGTCAGGTCTTCCGTGACAAAACAATACTTGGCGTCTGCGCCAGTAGGATCTTGCATGGTCGGGTCCATGTAGACAGAGAACGAATTGCGAATCCGACCAATCTTGATGTCCTGATCAAACGTGTTGTCGTCGCAATACTCGGTCAGCAGTCGGATGTAACCCTCGCCGTAGGCCACTTGGTTCTCGCAGGCGGTGTCGTAGGCCACGTCGGCGTCGCTCATGTATTCGATATGCCGGATCATGCCGTTAAAAATTTCAGCGATTTCCACGTCGGCGTCGCTGTCCACGGGGATGACCTTGGCGCCAGGGCGGTTCTGCCGCTGGTCGTTGGTAACTTGGCGAACGTGCTGCGGCAGCTTGTTGATCGTCAGCGTAGGCCGAGCATTAATGGTCTGCCCCTGCACCGCGCCACGGGTAGCCAGCACGTCGGCAGGCCACTGCCAGCAGTTGTCGGGTGAGCCAGCGTAAAACCTCAAGTCGTCGTTCTCGTCCTCACGCGACTCGGACGTGGCCGACACCGCCAAGTCAAGCCGTGAACGGGCCGTAGCAAGAATTTCGGAGTCGCTGTCCTTTGCCCCGCCGCCATTGGCGACATTAGCTACAGCAACCATGCCCGTTTGGTCAGCCATTTTTACCTTTCGGGGTGGGCTTTGTAGCTTGGCGCTTAACCGAGTAGGCAATCGCCACGGCCTGTTTCACCGGCTTGCCGCTGGCTACTTCAGCCTTCACATTAGCACGGAAGGCTTTAGGGGATGATGACTTGACCAATGGCATGGTTACTTCTTCTTGGCCGTTTTGGCCGAATCTTTGAAGTCTTTGGCAGAAGGCGCCGCCTTGCTGCCGACCTTGTTCATCTTCTCGCCAGAGCCAGCCTTGATGCGCTCCTGTTTGGCGTTAATGTTTGCGTAGAGTCCAGGTTTTGTTGCCATGATTAACACTTCCATCTTGCTAAAGCAGCAGCTTTGCGGGTGGGATTACCCTTTTCATCTTTCATTGGCCCAGGCACGCCAGACATACGGGCGCAAAATGAGTCCTTGCGTGCGCCGCCTTGGGGCTGCGGCGCTTTCAAATTAGAACCCGTAGCGGCATTGTACTTTTCCCTGCCCTTGGCAGTCAATCCAGCACCTTTGGAGGTAGGCAGCTTCTCGCCGCGCCCAACAGATAATGATACTTTCTTCATGATCCCATCCATCCAGTTGAAACTGCACCACGGTCGTAAGTCCGTAGTGTACGGGTTTTCTCAACGTGATCCCTGTGCGCCACAGGAAATGCAAAGGTCACACATATCGCGTCGGCCGCATCAGGAGACGCCAAGCCTCGCGCTTTCATTTCCTTCTTGCTCTCCAAGAATATGGTTCCACGTGAATCCGGCTTCATCATGGGTGAAATCAGATCTGTTTTCAAGAACCGGTCGTTTGGAATGCTTGCCGTCTTAAGCCAATCCCGCATATCGCCCCACATCTGGGCACGCATATTTCCGTACATTATAGGGTTTTTGGCTTTGTTGCCAAAGTTTATCCCTTTGATCTTATACCGCTGCTCTTTGAGCCTGTCAACAATCCCAGCCCCCAGCCCGCCTTCGTCGATCACCACCAGCGTCGGCTTGTATTCCTCTATCGCCTCAATCACGTGCCCCACCACCGTCATGGTGTCGTCCCCACGGTGGCGCATGATCTTCACGATGTCCCGCCCCTGCCGCACGGCGATCACCGTAGCATCCGCACCAAATCGGGCTGGGTCCACGCCAATCACTATCGGTGCTGACTGGTCCTTGTACTTCTCCCGCTTCATCGCGTCATCTACGATGCTGGCGCTGATAAACTGATCATCCCCCGCGCTGGGGAACATCCCGTACACCTCGACGTGCGCCTGGCTGCTGTCTGCGCCGTACTCCTGAATAATCCTCTCGTATACCTGCTTGTCCGTCCCCTCGACCGTGCGCGCATCCACCACCTTAGATTTCCAGAACTCGCGCTTGCTGTTAAACGCCTCGTAGAAGTACCCTGTGTTGCGCCGTGGGTTGCTAAACGCCAGCCAGAAGCGATTGGGCGTGTTCTCCGTAAAGAAGCCAGCCGTCACCGCCCAGATATTGTCGTCAATACCGCTGGCCTCGTCGAATATCACCAGCACCCCGTCAAAGTTGTGTACACCCGCGTATGCGTCAGGGTTCTCGGCCGACCACAACCGCCCCTCAACGCCCCAGTACCTGGTGCCCTTCTTCAAGTCGCGCTCGACCAGTTCGGTCAACCACTTAGCGGGCATCACCCGAGTGGCGCTCACCTCAAACCAGTGGCTGTTAATCGCCATCGCCAGCCACTTGGTAATTTCAGCCCATGTGATTGACCGTAGCTGGCTCTCCGAGTTAGCTGAGATTATGGTCGTCGAGCCTATCCGCGTAGCCAGCATCCAGATTGTCAGCCATGAGACAAGAGCCGACTTGCCAATACCCCGCCCAGACGACACCGCTTCTTGCAATACCGCAAAGTCAACTTGCCCTTTGTTTGCGCTAATGTGATCCGCAATGTCTTGCAGCACCTCCCGCTGCCACTTGCGCGGTCCGCTGAAGTTCTCCAGCGGCGTGCCCTTGACGCCCCACGGGAATACCAACGCCACAAACGCCAGCGGGTTGTCCTTGATCTGCGGCGACCAAAGTCGGGCCATCAGCCCCTGTTCGTCTTCAGCGCTGTATTTGGTTGACTGCATCTACCACCTCTATAACTCGCAGTTCGGCCTCAGCCAGCGCCTGCGTGATCGATATGCGCTGGTCAATATCCACCGAGATGGACTGCTTGGCAACCCAGCCGTGCTGATGCTTGAGTATTTCTAGCGCTGCTTTAGCGTCGCCCTCTCGGGCGGCTTTGTGCAGAAGGTCAGCCATCTCGCGCTCACCATCTGCTTTGCCCTTGATTGCGGCCATCTCGGCCAGTGCGTCAAACTGGCACAGGTGCCGGTACTCAGCAGGCAGCATCCCAGATGCCAGAGCCAGCGTGTCGCCTTTAAGGCCTAGCTTGGCAGCGTCGTATATCGCTTGCAAACGCGATTCAGTCGCCTTAACGTTTCGTACAGTGAGCGGCAGTGATTTGAACATTGTGCCGCAAGTTTATATTAAAAAAATTTGTTCGTGAAGGCTCCGTAACCGCTGGCCCTTTCGCTCGGCCCTCCCCCCCCCCTCCCCTCTGGCGCTTGGCACCTAGCCACCAGCACCCTGGCGCGCAGCCGCCAGCGCCCTGGCACGTTGGCATTGTTGGCTATGCCAACCGGCTTGGGGCGCTCGCGTTATCCCATGCGCGCGCAGCGTTGGCAGTGTTGGCAGTGCCAACATAGGCGCATGGCTCGCGTCAAATGGCGTTGGCAGTGTTGGCAGTGCCAATGCAAGCGCAGTGGGTGCGTTGGGGGTTTTTATGCGCGAAACATGGGGGTTTGGGCTGTGGGTCATGTAGGCCATTTTTTCGCGAAATTAAATCGCGCTACCCCATATTGCTATCATATTGATAGCATGATAATGTTAAATTTTGAATTAGATAAAACCGATGACAATATAGCCAACATCCCCTCCCACCATTGGAGAGACGCATGCTGTAGGCCATGCCAACAAAGCGCCGCAATAGGCGCCGAAAAATCGTATTTTTACTGTCCCCAAAGTGACAGACAGACACATACACTTGTAAGACAATCCCTTACGTGCCAACAATCGGCACGCAAACTACACTAAAGGCAAAAAATGACCAAATCCGAAATAACCCTTCCCGAATTACTCGCGCGAAAAGGTGTCGATACGCTAGTCCAATGGGCGGTGTCTATCGATCCTAATAGTTCGTGGGATGAATGGATAGCTGACGATCCCCGCGTGACTGTTGACTCACTGCGCGCCGCAATGGTCGAGGCTTACGACAAT